TTATTAGCTAAAGCAGAACAAGAAGCGACAGCAAAGGCAAAAGCAGCGGCCGCTGAAGCTGATGACATTATTGCTAAGGCCAAAGCAGATGCTGAGCAAGAAGCAACTGCGAAAGCGAAAGCTGCATCTGATGAAGCAGAAGCTATTATTGCCAAGGCCAAAGAAGAAGCTAAAGCACTTTTAGAGCAAGCTGAAAAAGACGCTGCAGCAACAAAAAAAGCGCCAGCTAAAGCTGCGGCTAAGTAAGGGGCTAAATTATGTTGACCCTTTTACCAACAGGAACCGGCTTTTTAGGCAATCGCGCATTTGTTGAGGCTAAATCATCTGATTATCACGATGTGATGACGCTTGTGACTGCAGAGCTGCGTAAGTTGCTGGCAACTAACTCGCGTGATAGCTGGGTTGATATTACGGCTTTTTATGCTGACAAAGTGGTGGTTCGTAAAGATGGCCGTTACTGGGCATACCCTTATGCGGTGAGTGAGTTAAATCAGGTGACGTTTGAAAACGCCATTGAAGTCGTCAAAGAGTACAAGCCCTCTGACGTGGTTAAGTTAACCGAAGCCTGGTATGACGAAACTAAGTTTATTGAAGCCAGTAATGTTAAACCTAGTAAGTTTTTAGTGACCTTGATTGAGGTGGGTAAAAGCTTAAATGGTGTTGACTATCCTGCCCACGTTCTGCGTGAAGCAGCCCCTTTGTTTAACGGTGCTAAATGCATGGTTAAGTCTGATGACGACCATCTTAAAGGCACTGCCCAACACTTTAATAACCTGATTGGCCAGTTCAGCAATGCACAATTTGTTGAAGGTGTTGGCGCAGGTAAAAAAGGTGCATTACAGGCTGATTTAACTGTGCTTGAAAGCTCGGGTTATGCCACTAAATTGCGCGAAGCCGTTGATAACAATATGCAAGACCTGTTTGGTTTAAGTATTGATGTGGACGGTACGGCCTCTGGTAAAAAGGGCAGCCGCACAGCGAAGAAGTTCCTCAAAGTTAATTCCGTCGATTTGATCATGGTACCTGGTGCAGGTGGTCGGATCGTGTCATTTAAAGAAGCTCATAATCAAGGCAATGTCATGAATGAACAACTAATGCGCCTACTCGAAGCGCTTAAAAAATCGAACCCTCAGCTTGCAGCATCTGTGACAGCTGAAGATGATGAAACAGCCATTGTGCAATTAACTGAAGCACTGGCTAAACACGGTGCCCCTGATGCAGGCCAAGGTACAGGTTTAACACTTGCAGACGTAAACAAAGTGATTGCAGACAGCCAGCGTTTGGTTGAAGCAAAGCAAAGTGCTGTGGCTTTAATTAATAAGTCGACTTTGCCAGACGCCGCCAAAACGCGCTTGGTAGAAAGCGTGCAAAGCAGCGAAGACGTAAGCACTGATGAGGTGCAAAAGCTGATTGATAATGAGATTAGCTATTTAAGTAAGTTTACTGAGTCAGGCAAAGTGAACATGCCAGAAGGCGCGCAATACTCAGATAACCCAAGCGGTGTTGAGCTGCTTACCGCACTATTTGATCCGGCTAATAAAGACGTAGTGAGCTTAAAAGAAGCTTACATTGATTTAACGGGTGATAAGCACTGTACAGGTCGTTTAAACGACTGTAGCCGTACGCGAATGGTCGAAGCACTTGATAGCGATAGCTTACCGAATGTGCTGGCCGATGTTGTAAACCGCCGAGTAGTTGAAGTGTATGGCAGCTTAGAAAAGTACCAGCTATGGCGCAAAGTATTCCGTGTTGCTACTGCGACTGATTTTAAAGATCAGAATGTGACTGAATGGGGTGGCTATGGCGACCTACAAGAAGTACTTGAAAGTGGTGCTTACCCAGAACTTGCGAAACCTACCGATAGCAATGCGAAGTATCGCGTTAGCAAAAAAGGTGGCTTAGCAACCATTACTATGGAAATGATTAAAAATGATGACCGCAACATCATTACGCAAATTCCTAATAAGCTGGCTCGTGCCGCTGCGCGCACACTTAGCAAGTTTGCGTGGGATTTCTACCTAAACAACCGCAATGCGCCTGATGGCAAAGCACTGTTTCATGCTGATCATAACAACTTGTTTAGTGCTGCACTAAGCCAGGAAGAGTTAATGGTGCATTGGCGCGCCATTATGAATCAGCAAGAGCTTGATACAGGCGAGATGCTAGAAATTGAGCCAGCGTTCTTGTTGTGCTCGCTGGGTAATGTGGATGCAGCCTTTGACTTGTTCCAACGCATGCAAAATAACGACAAGGGTTTTGCGCAGCAATTAAACCTTGAAATTCTGCGTGTGCCTGGTTCGACTGATCCAAATGATTGGGGCTTAATGACCGACCCTAGTGAGCTTGCCAACTTTGAAATGGGCTTTTTAGACGGCATGGAAAACCCTGAGATTTTCACGCAAGACATGCAAAACGTGGGCACTGTGTTCACGAACGACCAAACCACAATGAAGATGCGCCACATTTATGGTGGTCAGTGTACTGACTTCCGTGGTGCGACTAAAGCGCTGGTTCTTTAATTCCTTGGTTCCTCTGGTGATTGGATGACACGGTTGCGCACGGATGCGCTTTATAAGGTGTTTTAACTATGTACGCAGACAGACTCCCAGCTTATGTACAAGACCAAGCAGGCATTTTAAGCGCTGATGAAATTGCCAGTGCCTATGCCGATATGCTGGCGAAGTACCAAAAAGATACGGGTAACGTTGAGATTTCTGCAGAGCATGTGGATGCCTGTTTAAAACTCGCAGCGGCAAGCTGCATTGATAAGTTGGCCACGTATTACGCCAACGATGATAACAGTTCGATTTCAAGCGATAGCGTTGACCACGGCACTAAAGCCGACAGTTTCAGACGCATCGCCAACGGTTACCGCAGCCAGTATGCGGGGGTTGTCGTTAATGACAATAAAAGTAGTGCGCATGGTAAGGCTGTGCAACTGCCTAAGCGCCAGCGGTTGCGCTAATGACTGTGCGAATTACAGCAAAGGGCTTTGATGCATTGACTGAGCTTTGGCAGCACTCACCAGCAATGGTGCAAGAGCAGCTCTCGAGCGCAATGAATGAGTCGGTGGCTTACGCACAGTATCAAGTAGTTAGTAGAACCCCTTTGGGTAGCGGCGATGGTGGCCACTTAGCCGCCAGTATTAATAGTGAAGTTTTAATAAACCCAGCTGTGAGTATTGGTTATGTAGGTACTAGCAAGCTTTACGCTGAAGCCGTAGAGCTTGGCACTAAACCACATATGCCACCAATTGAACCCTTAGTGAATTGGGTTGAGGCGGTGCTCAGCCTTGAAGGTGATGAAGCAGAACGAGTAGCGACATTGATAGCATTGAAAATTAATGCGCGTGGTACGACTGGCAAATTGATGTTTAAAGAAGGCCTTGAGGCTAGTGAGCCATATATACAGGCACGGTTTAACGAAGCAATGAAGTTGATGATTAATAAGTTGGGTGGCGCAAATGCTTAACCAGGTAAGAACGGCGATTTTGAATGTGCTCAATAGTGCGAATGTAGGCACCTTTTATAAAAAAGAGCGCTTTAGCAAAAACACTCAAGACCTAAAAGCCATGTATGCCCAAGGTGATGCTATTAGTGGCGGGTATATCCGATTAAAACGCCGTAAACGCCAAAACCCGTATGCCCCTAGAACAACGGTTGCTTATACCTTTGATGTGATTTTTTTAAAGAGCTTTGTAGATGACGAAGATAGTCAAGAGCACTTTGAAAATGCCATTGAATCTTTAGATGACGCATTTGCAGGTGATCCATTACTTAATGATTTGGTTGATGACCTGGACGAAGGCGACGACACAGGGCTGATTTTAGATGACCACTCGCCAGTGATGTTTTGTGGTGTGTTGTGTCATCAGGCGCGTATGCGTTTAACAGTGAATGTAAGTAGTTAGGAGAGCAGCATGAACGAAAAGCCAAGCCAAGGCGGCAGCTATATAAAAGACGCCAAAGGTAAGTTGAAGCTTGTGGCCAGAACACAGCCTGAGAGCACAACTAAAAAGCAAGCGAACAAAGTTGAAGACAAAGGTGCAAGCAAATGAAATGGTCACAAACCAGCCTGTTAGCGGCAATTGAACAAACGTATGGCACGTTGCCTGGTGCAATGCTTGCCATGCTAACTAAAGATATTGAGCTACGCCCTCTTGAAGGTGAGGAAGTTGAGCGCGGTTTAAATATGCCTTACTTAGGTGCTGAAGAAAGCATGTTTACGAATGAATATGCGGGTATCAGTTTTAAAGTTGAACTGGTAGGCAGTGGCACATTAGGCGTTGCCCCAGCGTGGGGGCCATTGATGCGCGCTTGTGGTATGGCTGAAGTTATTGTGGCTGATACCAGTGTTGAGTACACACCAATTTCTGATGCGCCTGAATCAGTGGCTATGCACTTTCAGCTTGGTCGTAATAAGCACACTTTGTTAGGTGCACAAGGCAATGTGAGCATTGAGCTTGAAAAAGGCATTCCTTATTTATCGTTCGATTTTAAAGGCCTTTATGTTGCGCCTGAAGATAACGCATTACCAACCGCCGACTTTAGTGCATGGCCTAAGCCTATTCCGCTAGGCGCAGGACGCACCACTGACTTTGAATTACATGGCTTTGAAGTTGTGCCGTCGAAACTTAGCATCGATGCAGGCAACGAAGTGGAGTTTGATCCAACGCTTACTAC